AAAACAAAGGCCATACTAGCAGCCAAGCCCATAATATATGTGTGAACTGGAGATTTAATCATTTGCATTGTATCATATATTGCTAAGCCTGAATAACAACTACCACCAGGCGAATTAATATAGATTGATATTGGTTCTGTGTTTTCAGATTCATTATCTAAATACAGCAGCTGTGCATTAATAATATTAGCTACAAAATCATCAATTTCTTCACCTAAAAATATAATTCTATCCATCATTAAACGGTCAAATACTGATATTGTAGATGCATTTAGTTGACGTTCTTCAATAACCATTGGCGATGTTGTATAACCAAATGTTTTATTAATTTGACTTTGCTGAACCCTACGCTCCTTAGCAAATTTTGTAAAATTAGTTAAATTTGTTTTCATTCTCATAACAATTATATAAAAACGTTGGATAAATGTTTATTTTGTAAAATCGGTAGGAGACGAACGTTGATTTAAATCAACAGTTACGGTGTCTATTACACCAGTTTTATTGTTTTTTCCATAACTGATGACGAATATTCCATTTATCAGTCCATTCTTTAATCAACAAACTTTTACAACCAGTTAATAAAAATAATAGTAACAACATATATTTCATTATAAACAATTATATTGATTGTAAACAATATATAAAAATATAAAGATGATTACTTATTCTGATATTTCTAAAGATATTAAAATTAAAAATTATATAAAATTTACACAACATAGAAATCTAAACTGTATAGAATATGTCTAAACATATCCCGTCAAGTCAAACTGAATACAAACAAGGTTTGTATAAACTTCAACACCCTTTAAAATATATCGGTAATCCTGATGAATGTTATTATAGATCAAGCTGGGAGCTTAGATTTATGAAATATTGTGATCTAAATACTGGTGTTTTAAAATGGGGCTCAGAGATACATAGAATAACATATATTGATTTTAAAGGCAAACAACGAACATATATTCCTGATTTTTATATGGAAACAGTAAAAGGAACATTTATAGTTGAAATAAAACCAGAACAAGAAACACAAGAACCAATTGTGCCAAAAGGCCATATTTCTGCTTCTAAAATGAGATCACTAGAATATTTAAGTCAAACCTGGACAAAAAATAATCATAAATGGCATTTTGCTAAAGAATGGTGTCAATCTAGAGGCTTTCAATTTAAAATAGTAACTGAATCTAGTCTTTTTAAAATAAATCCATAATATATAAAAATATAATAACAAAATTAAAAGATTTTAAAGAATCAATTGGCGATATTTATACCAATAATTCTGCATGTCAATGTGCAGATCAATGTATTTGCTCTCAATTTAAAGAAGAACATGGCATAAACATTCAGTTGGTTACAATTATATGATGTTGCCAAAACTACAAAAAATGAAAGATCAGTTAGAAGAATTGTTACAACTACCTGAAGATAAGTTATCGACATTGGATCCATGGGCTGTAGATCATATTACAACATCTGCTGATGATATTGAAGAAGTTCACACATGTTTAATATATGATGATGTTTCTGAGAAAAAAAAATAAATCCGGCATATCTAAGTGCTCCAACTAAAGCTGATAAGGAGAGAATGAAGGATGAAATAAATAAACATTCTAAAAAAGCTGATGATGATAGTAGTGCCTATAATGATTGGCCTGCTGATCATAAACACGGCAACACATCTAAACCTACACATTCAACCAAATTATCACCTGCTACTATTGCATATCATAAAAAATATGGAAAGAATGAAAAGAAAGAAAATTGGGAAAAAGGATTAAAAAATAAATCAGAAGAGACTGGAATACCATTTCGTTTTCTTAAACAAGTTTATAATAGAGGTTTAGCTGCTTGGAAAACTGGGCATCGACCTGGTGCAAGTCAACATCAATGGGCAATGGGTCGTGTTAATAGTTGGATTACAGGTAGTGGTAATGCAAGATCGGCTGATGAAGATGTTTGGAATGATTATAAAGAATGGAAGAAATCAAAATAATGATTTTTCATCATTTATTTCTCTACCAAAATACTCAGCCTGATCTAACTTTTTAAAACTATTCCAAATTTCAGGCCCAACCAATTTATGTTTATAATTAATTTCAGCAACAACTTTAGGCACTGATTTTCCTTTATTAAGTTCTATCCATTTATGTTGTTGAAAAACGTATTGATTCTCATTAATTTTATATAGAGCTCCATAAACAAGATCATTACTTTGATGACCAATTAAACAATAAAATGTAAAATTAAGAAAATGTTTTTCTTTAATATTCCATTCAAATAAGCGGACGTAAGATACTGATTCTAACATAATTTGTAATCAAAAAGAAAATCAATAATTATAACTAATTGTTCAAGAGTGTTAATTTTCTTAGCAATATAAAAATCTTGGTCTTTAGAATTAGATATATCAATTTGTCCAGTTTCTGGATTTAAAAATAAACAATTTTCGCTGTTTTGTAGATAAAATTTCCAAAAAAACATTCATTCCAATCTTTAGTTGAATTTCCTTGTTCAAAACCTAATTCTGTTAGTTTTTCTTTAGTTATCATATTTTTTTTTAATTAATTTTTCATTATAGGTATATTTAACCTATTTTATTTAGGGCTTTATTGCAACATAACAACCAAGCGACTCATAAATCAACTCTCCTTCTTGTATGTTTTTTTCAAGTGTTTCTTTTTTACTGTTCCACTCCATAAGATGTTTATGATTATAATTTGTGTTATTATTTAAGTTAATTGATTTTAATATATTTTTTTCAAAAGGTGTTAAATCGTTTTTCATTTTTTTAAAATTTAAATTTAGTTAATATTTAGGCTCACAGATGCCACTTTTTGTTTTACTACTCCAATACTTATCCATTAGATTCAACTGACTCCAATACACAACTAAGCTCGTCTTCAAGTGAATTGATTTTGTTTTCAAGTTCATTAACTTTTTTTTCGTAATAATCAATATCTGATTTTAGATTTTTATTTTCCTTTTCTAAATCATCTAATTGATCTTGTAACTCATCTCGTTCCCTACACATTTGGTTTCCCCAATCTCTTAAATCAGAGTTAGCTTTGCGAATTTTCTCCATTATTTCAGTTATTATTTTCGCATCCCAATAACTATCTTCGTCCCAATTAACAGAATCAACAGCTGAAATAACCTCGTTAATCTTTGGACAAGTATTATCTATTCCTGAATTATCTCTATATCTACTCATAATTAAATTATTTTTAAATCCCAAACAAAGCAACTAAAACTAACATAGCATAAGTGGCATTAAAATAACCTTATAACACACTATATACACAAAACTATTCCTTTCGCTTAATAAAAAAACTTGGTAGTTCAAAATTCAAACTTGTACTATCTCGATTCATAACGTGAGCATAGCCAGTACCGTTTTCGTAAATCACTACTCTAAACTCTGTGTGATTACCATTTGCTTCTTTCGCCAAATAGTCAACAAGTTCTTTAATTTTACCGCTGTCAACTACTTTGTTTTTTAATTCTTCCATTTTATATTTTTTTAAGTTAATAAACCATTGTGCGGCTATACCGAAAACGTTAGTGGTAAGTTTGCGCTTCAAACATACCTAAATTGTGTCTATCTTGTTTTTCAGCTTCAAGTCTTATTTGAAGTTCCTTAATTCTATTAATAGTCTTTTTAATAACTTGGTTTAAAATTTCTCTTTGTATTTCTATCTCATTCGTTTTTCTTTCATTTTGTTTATATTTTTAATCCATAAAAAAACACTTCTCTAAGCCTGATAATATTATAAGCTGCTTTTATGAACAAGATACGACCGACTTTTTTTGTCATAAGTAACATTCTCTTTTGGTATGATTTTAACCTCACTAATTAAAATTTTACAAGGTTCGTCTAAATACCAAATATATTCAGGGTCACTTTTGTGTATTATTCCAACTTCACAATATTGTGGCCTTATTCCTTTTGTTTGAAAATATATTGTTTCCATATCTTAAATTTAAAGATGCTAATAATAATGTTTTTTGCGCCACTTATAATTGATTAGCTAATTCTAGTAATTTGCTCTTTAATTCTACACGTTGTGTTTGAATATCATATTCTTTAATTTGAGATAATAAAACATCAGCATTTGACATTTCTTTTTCTAATTTATCGGCAAACAACAATAAAGATACAGATTGGTCTAAACAATATGGTTTTAATAGAGAAGAAACAGCCTTTTTAATAGATTCTGGTTCTCTGTCACTTTCTATTTTAACCCACGAGTATTTATCTGTATGTAAAATAATTTCTACTTTAGAATCTAAACTGTCTAATCCTTTAATTGATACAGTATCACTAATCGTATTGTTATAAATTCCGTGTCTTTTTAATTTGAAAAAACATTCAGTTCTGTCGTAACCGTTACCTAAATAATTGAAACCAATGGAACTCATCCAATCAATAATAATAAATTGACAAAAACACTCTTTTCTCCAGAGTGGATGATAGTATTCGCTATCATAAGGCAAACTTTCAATAAACTCTTTTACTCTTTTTAATAAGTCTGCTCGATCTGTAATAGTTTTACCAACTAATTGAAAACTTCTATCGATTCGATCTAAACTACACAGATATTTATGTACCATTCTACTAGTATTGCATGGTTCTTTTGTATATAGCAATACTTTCTTTTTATCTACTGAAATATAGAAATCTTCTTTTAGCTGTTTTAATGTTTTTATCTTTTTCATAACTTTATAATAATTCAAATAATACAATTTTAACACTACTTAGCGCCTTTTGACAGCATTCTTTATTATTAAAGAAATTACCACTCTGTTTTCTTTTTCTATCTTTTTCTTTGTCTTTGCCTAAACGGATTTGACATACATCCATTGTTGAATTTATAAACCAATAATTAATAATTGGCGTAATTGCTGCTTCTTTAACCAATAAATATTTATTATCATGCTTAATAACATATTTTTCAATATCTGGACACCAATCGATTATTTCTGTTTCTATTTCTTGTGACTTAGAATATCTAATAGAACTTAATATTGCATAACCTGAAATATTTCCAGGCTTACATGTTTGAATTATACCATTTAATTTTATAGCACATTTAAAACCTTTAACATATTTAGCTGGTTTAATAAGTTTAAAAAAATCTGGTTCATTTTCAACATCATATTGACATCTTTGCCCGTTTGCAGCATAAATATAATATGAACCATTCCATTTTATTATTGATTCTTTCGGACAATTTGGTAATTTTGTTTTTGCTATATAATCACTTTTCATGTTGTAAATATAATGTTTCTATTGATATAGAGTATGTTGAATTTTATAAATTGTTGATTATCAATAACTTAAAAATGAATAACATATTTTGAATAAATATTTTATTAATTTAATTAAAAATGTTGTCTTTATTATTGATAATTAAATTCCATAATAAAACGTTTAATGGATCATTTATTTTTTTTTTTTTTTTTTTTTTTCAAATTTTTTTTTTTTTTTTTTTATCATTTCCAACATTTTTTTTTTACGTTTAATGAGATTAATTTGTCTTTGTTGGTTTTATCCATTTCATAAGTCGTAAATTTTATACCTTATCTTTTATAGACTATTTTTACATCGCTACACACATCTTCATATAGCTTCACCCGTTAGCATCAATTAGCCAACACATTAATCACATATACCCATTATCGATAACCTAATACTTTTAATTTCTTGCAAAATATCTTCTGCAAATTCATTTGTAACTTTTAACCTGTTTACGTTTTCAAGCTCTTCAATTACATTTTGAAGTTCTGCTTTTAAACAATCATAATTTGATTGTTCGCCTTTGTATTGTTTAAGTAAATCGCTCATATATTTTATTTTTAATTATTTATAATTCTAACGGACTTTAACTGGTGTAGTATCAATCTTTTTAATTTTTTTTTATACTGTATTTTTTAAATTAATTCTAATTGAACACTTCGCATAGCTATGGGACGTTAGCTTCAATTAAATATGTTAAATAAATAAAAGCCACCGCATCTAAACAAAATTACAATCAACTTCTTTTTCTTCATACACATATTCCCAAAACACTCCCATTTCAGATAATTTTGAAAGTTCGTCTTTATAGTATTTGTCAGTCTTATTTGTTCCACCTCCAGTAACATAATTGTCATATCTTTGTTTTCGGTGTAGTTCAATAAGTTTATGTTTTTCTCTTTCAAAAATTATCTTTGCTTTCTGTTTAGTAAAATTTTTATTTTCTTCTTTGTCATTATAACACATTTCAAATGCTTCATCATTAAAAATAACGTCTTTAAGCAGTTCAATAGTTTTTGTCTTGCTCAAAGTATTAGTTCCCCATTCAGCACTATTTACTTGCGTTCCATTATTTATTCCAATTTCAATTTCAATATAAAAGTTTTCTTCTTTACCAAAGTCAATTTCATAAAAATAAGTTAATTGCAATTCGTGGTGTTTTTCAGTTGAGTAACTTATCTCGCAGTTAAATTCCTTTTCAAGTCTTTCAATATCTGCTTTGTCGTATTTTGGATTTACACAACATAAATCTTCAATCAATTTTTCAATGTTTAAATTTTCCATCACTTTTTATTTAAAATATTTAACTGCCTCAGACACATTCCAGTGCAAAAATTTATACTCAATTTTGCTTTGCCTGAGCTCGGTGCTCACGTTGATATTTATCATAATCATTAAGTGCTTTACTTGCTTTGTAAAGTTGCTTTGATGTTGCTTTCTTTGGTAGCCCTATTGAATCAACTGAGTGGGTCAACAAGGTTTGTAACGCTTTGTAAAGTTTCTTTTCTTGTTTTGTTATGAATGCTTCCATATTTAGTTGTGATGTCTGCCCACGCAAAATGAGAGAGTAACACTGTGTTTAACTCCTGCTTTTATTTCTTTTACAATAGGAAATCTATCCACTATAATATTCTCTGAAATAAAACGAACAGCTAATACATTATTTGTCTCAGTGGATGTGTTGTTATTTTTAGAGTCTGTTTTCATATTTTATCTTTTTTCATAATACATTTTGTTTAATTGATCCGTACTCCCGCAAGTCGCACGTGTTATGTTATAGGCAATTAAACTTGACGTATCCATTCAAGTTTACCAAATTCTGTTTCATAACCCTCACGAGCAATAATACTAACTGAATCATCTCTTACTGTTATTTTATGAAAATCATAATTTGAACGTAAATAATCCTCTAAGTCTTTGTGATTATTTGCGACCAAAATAATTGAATCGTTGTAATCTCTTTTTAATGTAAACAATAATTTATTTATTTTCTTTTAAATTAATTTATTTTCTTTTAAATTGACTGTTTATAACAGTAGGTTTATTCAATTTTTTAACCTTGCTTTCATGATAAAATTCAGCGTGTCTTTTCATAGCTTCTTCTATCGCCATTTCAAGTCCGTTCGATGGATAAATTAAATCACTCAATTTATATCCGTATTCTTCAAGCGTTGATTTTAATGTTGTTTTTGCTTTTATCATAATACAAATATAATATAAATATTTGTAAAACTATATGTTAAAAATAAAATTATTTATAACTAATTGATAATCAATAATATAAAAATAATAAAAAAAAAAAATTAAACTAGATATAAATCTTTATTGTCTATATCTTATATATATCTAGTTGATTCTTAATTGCTTAAAATACACATAAAAATATATAATTGTAAATACATAAAAAAATAAGACACATATAACCTGATTGGTTTACTTTAAAAATTATAAACATTAGTAGACCCTTGTGATATATAAAAGACAATTATAAAAATTTTAACTGATATATGAAAGTAACAAAAAGAAATGGTCAACAAGAAGAATTAAATGAAGAAAAAATTAATAAGGTTTTAGAATGGGCTGTTGACGGAATTACAGGTGTTTCTGCATCTGATATTGCGATGAATGCTCAAATACAATTTTTTCCTGGTATTAAAACGGAACAAATACATACTGTTTTAATTCAATCGGCAGTTGATATGATTTCAGAAAAGACACCTAATTATCAATGGGTAGCCGGAAATTTGCTAAATTATTTAATACGAAAACAAATATTTGAAGTAAAAACAAACGAAGCAATGCCACATTTGTGGAATGTAATTACAAAAAATATAGCTTTAGGTGTATATGATAGTACAATATTAGAATGGTGGCAACCAGAAGATGTTTCAATACTTAATTTATATATTAAACATAAGCGAGATTATGAATTTACTTATGCTGGAATTCAACAGTTACTAGATAAATATCTAGTAAAAGACCGTTCAAATGGACAACTATATGAAACACCACAATATGCTTATATGCTAATTGCAATGACGGTGTTTATGAAAGAACCAAATAGAGACTTACGCTTAGAACGTGTTAAGAAATGTTATGACTTAATGACAACTCAAAAAATTAGTTTACCAACTCCTGTTATTGCCGGAATCAGAACACCAACACGTCAATATAGTTCTTGTACATTAATTAAAGCTGGTGACAGTTTAGATTCTATTATTTATGCTAATGCTGCAATTACAAAATATGTTAGTAAACGAGCAGGTATTGGTATTCATGCTGGTTCTATTCGTGCTAAAGGCAGTAAAATTAGAACAGGCGAAGTTGTACATACTGGATTAATACCATTCTTAAAACAAATGGAAAGTTCAGTTCATTCGTGTTCTCAAGGAGGACTCAGACGTGGTAGCGCCACTATACATATATCATGGTGGCATAAAGAAATTGAAGATATTTTAGTACTTAAAAACAACAAAGGTACTGATGATAACAGAGTTCGTCATATTGACTATTCAATCTGTTTTTCTAAATTATTTTTTCAACGTGTCCTAGAAGGCAAAGACGTTGCACTATTTAGTCCACATGACGTTAAAGATATGCAAGCTGTTTTTGGTAAGAATGAAGAGTTTGATAAGTTGTATTTAAAATATGAAAAGGATAAATCAATTAATAAAAAATGGGTTAAAGCTCAAGATTTAATGACACAATTTATCACCGAGAGAATTGGAACAGCTCGAATTTATGCTTTTTTTGCTGATAATGCTAATACCAATAGTCCATTTAAAGAACTTTTAGAACAATCGAACTTATGTCAAGAGGTGGTACTTCCAGTGAAAGAAATGACATCAATATATGATATTGATAGTGAAGCCGCAACTGAAACATTAAGTGAAGGTGAAGTTGCTCTTTGTGTTTTAGCTGGTCATAATTTAGGTAAAATTAAAACAAGAGAAGAACTATATGAGTGTAGTGAGTATATGGTCCGAATTTGTGATTTTATAATTAGTCATCAAGAATATCCAATTAATGCAGCTAAAAAAATGTTAAAGCGCAGATCAATTGGTTGTGGAGTTGTTAATTTTGCATATTGGTTAGCTAAAAATGACTTAAAATATTCAGATCCTGCATCTTTACCAAAAATAGATGAACTATTTGAGCATATTCAATGGAGTTTATTGGATGCTAGTTGTAAGCTAGCAGAAGAACAAGGTAAGTGTGAATGGTTCCATAAAACAACTTATGCAGATGGTATTTTACCAATAGATCGTTATAATAAAAATGTTGATAAGTTATTTACCCGTCAACCAGAATGTGATTGGGAAGGCTTAAGAACCAGAATTAAACAACATGGTTTAAGAAATAGTGTCTTATCTTGTATCTTTCCAGCCGAGTCTAATTCGGTTGTACAAAATGCAACTCAAGGTATTGACCCAATGAGAACTTTAGTATCATCTCGCAAATCAAATGCTGGTATTGTAAAAATGGTTGCACCTGAAGCAGTTAAATTAAAAAATAAATATGAATTAGCATTTGATATGCCAGACAATACTGGATATACTAATATTTGTGCAACAATTCAAAAATGGATCGATCAATCTATTTCAGCTAACCACTTTTATAAATGGACGCCAGAAGGAACTTCTGTTACTTCTGTAACAAAAGATGTATTATATGCATATAAAATGGGTTTAAAAACACTATATTATGCAAATAATGATGACAAACGAGATATTGAAAATGCAGAAGAAGATACAACAGGTTGTGAAAGCGGTGCTTGTAGTTTATAATTTAGAATAAATATTATTTAAATTTTTATAAAAGTAGAATAAAACATATAATTGATTTATGCAAGAAGAGAATAAAAATTCACAAATTATGAATACAAACGATGTTGATTTTACCAAAGAACCACTGTTTTTTGGTCAAAATTTAGGTATTCAACGGTATGACAAATTTAGATATAAACATCTATTTGAACAGTTTTTAAAACAACTATCATATTTTTGGCGACCAGAAGAATTTAGTGTTCAAAAAGACAAAGCTGATTTTGAACAACTAACACCAGCTCAACAAAAAATATTTACCTTAAATATCGGCTATCAAATAGTATTAGATACTGTTCAGTCGAGAGGTATTAATAACCTGCTAAAATGGTCTAGTAATCCAGAATTTGAAGCTTTTGCCAAAACTTGGGAATTTTTTGAAACACTACATTCTTATTCATATACTTATATTATCAAAGGTATTTATAGCAATCCAAGCACCATATTTGATGGTGTTTTAAAAGATCCAGAAATTATTAAAAGAGCAAGTTCAGTAACTCAATACTATGATAAGTTGATTGAACAGTTTGAACAAAACGCAGCTGATCAAACATTTGCTGAAAGAATTATAGAAAAGAGTAAAGAATGGCCAATTCTAAAAGAACCATTTAGTTGGTGTTTTGGTAAAAAATTAAAACAATTAGAACAAGAGCGACTACATAATAACAAAAAGGCGTTATATTTAACATTAGTATCAATTAATATTTTAGAAGGAATCAGATTTTATGTATCATTTGCATGTTCATATTGTTTTGCTGAAAATAAAAGGATGCATGGTAATGCAAAAATAATAGAAGCAATCAATAGAGATGAGTCTTTACACATGGGTTTTACTAGTTATATTATTAAATGTTTAATGGACAATCCAGATGAAGGCTTTCAAGAAGTTGTTAAAGAATGCCAACCAATCGTAGTTCAAATGTTTAAAGATGCTGCTGATGAAGAAATTGCATGGGCTCAATATATCTTTAAAGATGGTCAAATGCTTGGTTTAAACGCTGAAATTTTAACACAATATATGAAATGGTTAACTAATAATAGAATGAAAATTATTAAATTAGAACCAATTTTTGATAAAGTTCAAAATCCAATCAATTGGATTAATAAATGGACTGAGTCTAAATCAGTACAAACTGCACCTCAAGAAGCAGAAATAACAACTTATGTTGTTGGTAGTTTAAATCAAGATTTAGATAGTAACGCACTAAGTGGCTTTGAACTATGATTAGATATAAGAAGAACCATATTGATACTGAACAGAAACATTCAAACAAATCAATTAAGGCAAATTGGTGCCTGATTTCTAATAATCTAAAAAAAGTATATGCTTTTAATTCAATGGAAATTAGTCTGTCTACCAATTAACCCTTTTTATATATAAACTATATAAAAATGTGTACGAAATTAGAAATACCACCAATTGAAAAATTATGTGATCTTTTTGTTAAATCAGAAAAGAGGTATAAAATCGAGTGTAGAGAATGGATTGATTTTGAATGGAGGACACAAAAATCTGGACACCTTTATATAATGTCTAAAATACTTTTAGATACACCATATTGGTCAGACTGGACAGAGGTGGAAAATTGGAGATCTATTAAATTGTGCCGACAACGAATAAATAAATTAAATAGTCAATGGGTTGGATTAAAAGAATACAGACTTGGATCTTAAACAAGATCATTCTGATCAAAATGCCTAGAACAGGCTGGATTGAAGTTGTTGATAGTAATGGACCATTTAAACATTTTTGGTCATTACAAAACGCTATTCAAACGAGTGAAAGTGGTCAAAGTGGTCACCGATTTATTTTATATAAAAATACAAACAAATTAACTTGGACCTTAATTGATTTTGCAACTGATAAAGTATCGACTGTTTTAACTTTGTCCGATTTAAGTGAAAAAATTCCTAAAGCTTTCAATATATAATTTATGTTAAGAAATATAGAAGAATGGCGCGCAGCTAGTGCCAGAATAAAAAAGATTCAAGAATTCTTATATATTCAGAATCCAGAACGGGCACGTGAAGTTGAACAAGTAGTTCAAAGTGCTTTAGATATTCAGTTAGATAAAGACAGTACTATTAATCTTGTTAGAAATGTTTTTACTGATCCAATTGCAGCACCTGAAAATATTAATGTGCCTTTTGTTCAACAAAATATTGACAGTATTGTATCTGAATTACAAGGATTACCTACTGAACGTTTTGCAACACCAATTGGTTATACTGAAGCAATGTTACAAAGTACTAGTCCATTAGAATATGTATATATGACTGAACGTTCAAATGATTTAATTGGTGTTAATGGTGTTATAGTTGAAGGTGCAATTGTATATGTGCCAGATGTAACGTTACTGTCTCCAATACATAACAAAAAAGTAATATCTCATTTAAAAGATCAAAACACAATAAATTTAATTCAACATATTAAATGGACCAGAAAATCAAGAAAGTAAAATTTTTATTATTTGAAGAATTTAAACAAGAACATCGAATCAAACAAGATTTAGAACAGCTAAAACGCGATTTATTAATAGGTGGTAAATACAGGACTAAAATCTCTTTTGATCTTTCGATTGAAACAATTGGTCGCAAAGAATCGGAATTGTGTATTGATAGTGTTGATGGTACAAAATATTTTAGTTGTGGATTTGAATACTATACAGAATCAGTTAAAGGTTATGATGATGCAGATTATCAAATACTAGAACCAGGCGATACAGTATTAACTGAATATGTGTGTACATACGAAGAAAATGGCATTGAACAATGGTCTACATCTGATCCAGAGTTAATGGAAGACTTATTCTATTTTTTAATAGACAATCAAAAAGAAATAAATGATAAAAACAAATGAAAAAATTTACAGACATAATTAAAGAAGAACAATCAACTCAAGATTATAAATGGACTGCTACTGTTCAAGTTAGTGGTATTGTAAAAGCAAGTAGTGAAGGTGCAGCTGGTGAATTGATTGACAAAGAATTAGATGAAATTAATGGTATGGTTACATACCAAATTGAAAATATAGTTGCAGATACTAATATTGAAAACAATGAATAATTTTCTATATAAATGTTGTAATAATGTATTAAATAATTATGCTGTAATAGGTATTAATTCAATTGACTTGTTACACTATTTGAATAGAGATCAAACCAATTGGCGGCTAGTTGTTAATAAAGCAGTATCTAAATGCAATCAACAATTAGAGGAATGTAATCCAACAGAAGTTGAATATGTAATGAAAGAATTGGTTCAAGACAGAGTCCACTTATATAATGATTTATGCAAAAAAGAGTAACAATTTATATTGTATGTAATAGTACTCTATGTCACAAATTAAAGTCTATTGAAGGTTTTAAAATGGATTTAGGTACATCATTAACTGATTCTAATAATAGAATTAATCCTCAAGACACAACAGTTCAATATCATCATTTACATCATAATGAAATTATTTTCAGATTAGGTTGGATTGGTAGTCTGGCAATCTACTCATATCCATCATGTCCATTAAATGCGATTTATTCTTGTTATCAAGAACATAGACATTTACACACAATAGATCCAAATAAATCATTATACACAAATTTAAATGCCGCAATAGAACCAATGATTAAACTATCCGGAATTGCTATAACTAAAGAAGAACCAATTAAAAAAACAACAAAAGAAGTTGTAAAGAAACCACTAAAAGAAATGACAGAAGCAGAACGATTAGCTTGGGCTAGAAACTTGAAATAAGTTTTTTAAATTCATTTGTAATTTCACCGGTATTTGAAAATACAGAATATTCCTCATCATTATAAACACAATATAACGGCCATTCTTCCTTTGAATTATAAGGAACATAAAAATGTAAATTATTAAATATTATATTTGTGATATATAAACCATTCCAAATATAATCAAAATCAATATTAAAAGGAGTATTATCAAATTCGTATTCTAAATTAATTTGATTATTATGATTTAAAAGTAATAATTTACCAACACATTTTAATATTTTAGAGCTATTAAACAAATCTCTTGGAATAACAGGAGTCCAATTAGTTTTATTTTCTTTAAATTCTTTTATTGATTTAATCATAAATTATATATTATAAATAAATTTTAAACTACCTGTACCATATATTCGGTATCGGCCTAATCTCCACATGCAATGTTCTTCAGTCTCACCTGCCTCTAACAGTCCAAGAGATACTAACTTCTTTTTAGACCAATTCAATCGATGACTTCTTAATCCATCTACAACCCATGTGTAATCAGGTACAGTAGAAGCAATCTGAACAAAACCTAATTTAGTATATAAATCACCAACACTCCAATCACGATCAGCATAACTAGTTATTATATCAACACTCCAAATTTTAATAAAATGTTGAAACAGCTTACTAGCACCACCAATAACTGTAGTATTTAATTCGCTACACCATCTCAACAATTCCCAATGGCCACCATTCAATTTTCTTTTACCAAATGTCATTACAGCTACTAACACATTATGATGATATAAACCAAGTCTAACTTTAGACAAACATTGCCCTTGAATATGATTCTTTGTTAAAAAAAGTTTGCTTCCATACTACTAACTTCTTTAATTGTACAATTTCTTGCATATATTTTTTTACTTTTACCCAACAAGTTTAAAATTCTAGACTGAACAATCTCTCTTTTATATAACCAATCATCTTGCCATATATGAATTAACTTAACACCTTTTAACAAACAACTATCTGTTTTATCTAAATGATAGTGCTTATCTTTATACAGCTCTGAATGCCAATAAGTTCCATTAAATTCAAACGCAATACCTAATTCAGGCAAATAAATGTCAATTTCACCATCTATTAATGTCTTTACTCTTTGCTTAATAGTACCACTATATTTTTCACTAATAAATTGATACAACTTAGTTTCACCAACACTTGTAAATTTATGTATTAGATTACAATGTGTACATATTTCTTCATTTCTAGTATTTCTAATTTGTAGTAATTGATAATTGGTATGAAAAAAATGGCCTTTACTACATTGAAAATAGATGTAAGATTTGTTTACCTCTTCTATAAAATATGCTCTATATTTAGCTGCAATTGTATTATATTTAGCATATCTGTTACTATTAAAAGTTTCTATCTTTTTATCAACTATAGACTGAATAAGAGAAGGATTATCAACACCATACTTCTTAACTAATCCATCTTTTATTTTTTGACTGTTTTTAATAATGTTTTCAGAGGCATTTTTTCTAGCGTTTAATAATTGCGTATGCCACTTGTAACCAGTTCGACTTAATTTAGTCTGTTCTGTTTTTTCTTTCCAGCCTGGTATTTGTGACATATTTTTAATACCTGCACCATATTTTTGTTCTAATGCCTGCTGATCTCGAACTAATTTCCACTGAACCCATTCCGGGTCACTTGTTCTACATTTAATATTTTTACAATATTGCATCCAACCGCGATTAAATCCAATAAATTTAGTTGTATTAGTACAACATTTACATTTTGGCCTAAGTCCATACAGTGCTTGCCATACTAACTCTGGAAAGTATGTATACACTATATCATTTATTTGAGCCCATTCTATTAGTTCACAATATAACTCAGGATATTTTTTATTAAAACTCTGTGCTCTTAATGTTGGTATGTTCTTTATTGCTTGTAGTATTCTATCTTTCATATAAAATAAAAAAAAATCCTATAATTACTAATTATAGGATTTATATATTTTTATATATGTTTGTTTACAAATCAATGTATATGTCTTCCCAATAATCTGAACAAAAACGAGCTGATGTTTCTAAAATTTGATTTGTATCATCCCAACTAAGTTCTGTTCCATCTATACCAAATATTTGAACATTATTATATGTTACTCTTCTAACAACTTGGCCTTTTTTGTTGTGTTGATTTACTATAATACGGCCTACTATTTCACGTTTAATATGAGTTTCACCAGTTTGTGAGTTCCATACTAAGTCATACCAGGCTTTTAGAATATTCCAAACAAAAATTGCATTTTTATCATTTTCGTTTAGGTTAAATGTAATTGCTAAGTCAGCAATATGTGTTTCAGTTGGTAAGGTAACATAAGCACGAGTACTGTATTTAAAACGTTGACTGGTTACTTCAATATCTGGTGTAACTGGTAAAGTTATATTTCTTGCATTTTCAAGCATTAACTGAACTTCAGTTGTAGTACGGCCTAAAATTGGTGGTAAGTCAAATGTAATTTCAAACAGTGATTTATAAACTGGTTCGTATAACTGATTGTGACTTAAAACATTACTAAAATGAGGTAACATATCTTATTATGTGATATTTTTATAGTTTATATATTGTTTGTTTTTTGTCATTTTTAAACAAAGCTTAAAATTGATATAATTGTTGTATGAATAGTGGTAGAAATTTTATAGTTGAAGACTTTGTTACTTATAAAGGTTTCTATATCAATATTTTAACTTATTATGTTAAGGACGGAGCTCTTAGATTTGTTAGTAATGATGTTGTATTTTCAGCAGGAAAGATAGGTCCAGTTAAATTAAACTTTTTTTGAATATGATTAATGATATATTAGAAATACTGTCTTGGCTAGCTGCAGTTGTAATGATTCTAAATTATTGGATGGTTTCTACCGGTAGATCGAAAGTTGATAGTATTAGGTACCATCTTGTCGTTGCATTGACGAGTCTTACTTTTGCTCTGTATTCAGCTAATTTACATGCGTGGCCAAATTGTGCTATTAATTCTATATTTGTGTTGGTTAGTTTAAAGTTATTAATTAAAGTATGGATGCAAAGGTAATATTTACTGATATTGATGGTTGTTTAAATCCTGGCCTGAGTAAACGTTGGAGTCAAAGTTCTGTTAGTTGGTACAATAAAATTATAGAATTAGGTTGGCAAACGGTTGTTTCTAGTACATGGCGAATTAGTAAAACTGTACCACAATTACAAGAAATATTCCTTAATCAAGGTGTTAATACAACAATTATTGGTACAACTAGTTGGATTATACAATCAAATGAATTTACTGAAACCAAAGATAGAGGTTTAGAAATATTAGAATGGGTACAATTAAACAAGCCAATTGATTGGATTGTTTGTGATGATAGAATGTTAGATATTGCACCGCATATTGAACAGAAGAGACTATTTTGGATTGATCCAATGTCTGGATTTAATGAAAATGTATATAATCAAATAAGGAGATATAAGTTATGAATATAGAGTTATGGCGAAATCAACATTCCGAAGATTGGACTAATGATACTTTAGAAAGTGCTGATTTGATAAAGTTGTTGTCAATTGTAAACATTGATCAAACCTACGGTCATATCATTTTGCATAGAGTCTTACAAAAGATTAAAGAATTGGATGAGTCCATTCAATATTTACCGATAATATTAAAATTATATCAGAAGACACAAGATTGGAATATTCTAATTGTATTAGATTGGGCTGCTAATTTAAATCCTGATTATTTTAAATTGTTTTATTTACTTAGAACAGATCAAATTTCTAAAAATCATTATAATACAATTTGGGTTGGTAAAGTGTTAGATATTGAGAATCCTATAGATAGAAGAGTAATGATCTTATCTTTTGATTTAGATCAAATCTTATTATATTGGATGTATTGGTTTTCAAATAGAGAAGATTTCAATTGGAATATGAAATATTTTGTTGCGTATCAATCATTTTTACCACATTGGAATGAGATTAATTATATACAATCTCAAAAACCGATTGCAAATAAGAGAATTTATATTGATATGGATGATACACTATGTCAATATAAACAGCGATACCAAGCAATAAAAAAAGAAAACTCGAATATTGAATGGCCTCAATCAATTCCTGGTTTTTTTAAAGATTTAGATCCAATACATGATGCTATTCAATCTGTTAAAATATTAGCAGAAAAGAATGAGATTTGGTTTCTAACTAGGCCTAGTATTAAAAACCTACATTGTTATACTGAAAAAGCAGAATGGATTCAAAAATGGTTTGGCGAAGAATGGTTAGAGAGGCTAATAATTAGTTCCAATAAATCTTTGTTAATAGGTGATATATTGATTGATGATAGTATTCACCATAAAAACAATCAATTTAAAGGCATTTTTTTTCATTTTAAACAAATTGGATGGAGTCATGTACTTAGAACTCTAGTTGAACCTATTTAGCCAGTGGTGTAATTCCCATTTAAAACAGATTAAGACTCTTTTCAATAGGCTCTTTTTTGGTTTATTGGCTCTAATAATTTGACCTTTTATTTGTTTAATATAAGGTACTACTTCATACATTTCATATTGGATCATAATTGTGATCCAATGTTGGATCAAGTTTAATTTAGACCTATAGTCTGTGCAACGAGCAACCTCATAATTACATAACACAATTAAGGCTCGAATTTGTTTGTTTCTGAACGCATCTTTATGAAATTGATGGTTTTGATATAGATTTAAGTCTATCATATAGATTTATATATCAATCAAATTACAATAAATAAAATAAAATGGTCACATTTATACCATTTTAGATCAATAATAATAACATTCTAATCAAAGAGTTTCCAAATATTTATCAAAATTTGTATATTTGTTTATAAAAATTAAAAATGATACATCAGACAACAATTAAACAAATAGGTAAAATGAATTTACCCGATCCGCGGTTTGGTGATTTGAAACTATCTGTAATGCCTTTTGAAAACAATGGTAAACGAATAAAGTTACCTATTGGATTTGAACTTTGGGAAGATACTTTAAATGAAATAGTAAAACAAATACCACAACGAGAAGGTGCAAATAGACACTATGTAACTATTGATAGTAGGTTCTTTTCAAAATCAGATTTTTTACGTAGAGAAGGTATTCATGCGGATGGAAACTTTTGTGTTGACCCTAATTTCAAAATGGCAACTTGGGGTGGAACTACCATAACTGAAACTTGGGGTGGTGCAAAATATCATCCTGTACTAAAAGTTCTAAAGGATTGGGGAATTACCTTACGATATTGAAATTCCTGTTGGAGATTATATTACAGAAAAGAAAGGTGGAATATTTGTAGTATCTACCGAAGTTGGCTGTCAAGGTTGGCAAGGCGAATTTTATGGTGAAGTTGGTGCAGAAGGAGACTTTACAAGTATGCAAAAACAATTAACTGATGATAAAAAAGTAGTTTTTGAAAAAGATACACTTTATTTTATGACAAGTAATACTCACTCCTCATGAAACTCTAATTATTGAAAAAGGCAAAAGAAGAACATTTATGAGGATTACATTAAATCACGAATATCCAAATAATTTATTGCCTTGTATATCAGAAAGTTTTAAATATACAGAATGCTAACACTTACTTGCAATTAAGATTGAACACATGTTATCAATCAAATTTAGAAATAGAATTAATTTTTTAAAATAAATCAAACTTTTAATGTACTAAATAATATAATAAGTATGAAAAAAATAAAAATAGGTCTACTAAAAATAGGATCCAGAATTTCTTGGGGAACTAAAAATAATTCAGCCGCTAATGGAGAGTGTAAAATTATAGCAGAAATGTTAAGTAGAGCAGACGCCGAAGTACATATTATTACAAAAATATTAAAAGGAGATGAACAGCCAAAACAATTTAAATTTCATAATATAGAAACTGAATGGGAGACCATAAAAAATTTAAATTTAGATTGTTTATTAGTTGTTAATGGAAATGTGAATTTTTTTGGTGGAGCTGAAGATAGACCTGCTCTATTAAATTATATTATTATTAATCAATTTAAAGGTCAAATTGTCTATTTATTTACAGACGGAGACTTGTACCTAAAGCAAGTGTCTATTAAAGGTAAAGAATGGAGTTCTAATTGGAATGAAAAAGATTTGCAAATTACTAGAACTGATATTAAATATCTTTCTCAAGCTTATAATATAGATTCAGTTAAAATGTTAATTAAAAAGTCAGGAATTTCTATCGAAAATATTACTTATTTTCCAATAGAAATGTATGGTTGTTTAAAAAAGATTGTACCTTTTAATCCAAATCCTGAATTTGATCTTATTTATGGAGGCAGTCATAGAGGTAAAAAACGGATAAAAAAACTATCCAATTATTATTTTGGTCATCAAAATGCTAAAGTACATTTATTTGGTTCTATATCAATAAATCATTTTGATAGTGTAAAAGGTTTACCAAATGAACATCCTTCATTTGGTCCAAGTATAGAATTTGATAAATTTACACAAAATTTAAATCGTTCTAGAGCACATTTAATTATTGGAGATCCTTGGTATGAAGGAAATATTATTACATTGCGTGTTTATGAATCTATTATGTCATCAGTGGTTACATTTATTGATTCATCATTTGATCCAGAACGTCGTATCTATAAGAATGATCCTAAATTGGTTGAATGGTTGTATATTAATTCTAAGGAAGAATTAATAGAAAAATTAGAACTACTTAGAGATGATAACCTTAGACAAAAAATAATTAATAGACAATTTAAGGCTATAAATTTTAATCAGATTGAATTTGAAACTAAGTTTTTAAATACTATAAAATCTTTAATTTAAACATTCAATTTTTTATTTATAAAATAAATATGATTAGTCTATTAGTAATTACTTATATTTGTTTAGCTCATTCTATATTTTTATTTAATTTAAATATCTATGAATTTAAAATTGGGTTAGTTTGTGCATACTTATGGCCATTTTATATAATTAGAAAGTGTATCTATTTAATTTTGAACTATTTAGAACGGTTATCATTTGAATTGTCAGAATTGACGTATTTTGTTTATATTTACATTTATGATTCAATTAATAGAAAATGAAAAGGCCGAAACAGAATTAGCTAAACAAGCAGAACTAGAATTTAAATGGATTATTGATTTATATAAACACCATGGTTATACTATATATTTAGTTGGTGGTTGTGTTAGAGATACTCTATTAGGTCTAAGACCAAAAGATTGGGATCTCTGTACAGATGCTAATACGGAAAAGAGTAAAGAGATTCTGTCTCAACATTCAAAAGTGGTACGATTTGATGAGAGAGGTAAACATTTTGCAATTACTATTATAGAAACAGCAGAACATCCAGAAGGTATAGAAATTGCTCAATTTCGTAAAGATGGCCATGGTCGTAAACCAGAAGTTGTTACAGAAGGCGTTAATATAGAAGACGATATAAAAAGACGTGATTTTACAATTAATGCACTCTTTTTTGATACTACAACGTGCAAAATAATAGATCTTGTTGGTGGAATTAGTGATTTAGAAAATGGTATCATTAGAACAGTAGGCAATCCAGACCACAGATTTAATGAAGATCCACTTAGAAAGTTAAGAGCAATCAGATTTGCTACGAGATTTGGATTTATATTAGATGCTGATATGATGTCTAGTTTAATGCAAGATCCGTCTTTAAACATTTCTAGAGAACGTGTTTGGTCTGAATTAGAACCAGCATATAATAGATCCATATCTAAACAACAATTTACTAGTCTATTATGGAGTACTGGATTGATAAGTGCAATATTTCTAAATGAACATGAACCAAAAAATCAGGAATGGATTGAAGTATATGATAAATACCAGCCACGTTGGACCATTTGGTTAGCCTTGCATTGTACTATTGCTAATTTGTCTAAACTCGGCTTAGATACACGCACAATGAATGGAATTAAACTTTTAAAAAATGATCCAGATCAGTTGGCGAAAGCACTACCAGCATTTTGGCGTCAACGAGCTGGTTGTGATTTAAACGATAGTGATTTTCTAATATATAATATACTTGATAGTACTAGGCTTAAAAAGATAAACCATTTGCTAACAATTACTAAAGATCCTGATCTTGTTCAGCGATTTAGTTCATTAGAAGGATGGAAACTTGGCCAAGCAATAAATGGTTGGTACTATGATTTATATTTAGATGCAACAGAATGTATCAGTTAAATTATTAAATAAAGCGTCTCAAGACAGTAATGGACGATTAGAACTGTATTCTGAGTTAACTCATAGTTTTCAAGTTGGTCAAAGTATATGGATTTCCGGTGGTAGGTATGATAATACTGATCTCAGTTCATTTATTACAACAAATCCATATACACAACGATATAAGATAGTAGCTATAGATCCAAGTATTAATAAATTTACACTTAATTTAGTTATTATTGGTACGTTATATTTTCCATATAGTGCAAAAGGTGCAACATCTAATCAATACGGTAACCCACAAGACAGTGTTGATCCTGGATATAATTTTTATAGTTTTGGTGGCTTAACAAGTATAGGTCTAGGTGTTTATGCATCAACAACTGCATTTGTTAGAGGCAAATATAAAAGTGGTCAAGTATTTAATGGAATATTAGGTACTGATAAAAACATATTGGCAATGAATGATACATTATATAGTGTATCATCTATACCTAAAATAATAATTCAACATGCGGTTTTTAAACATGTTAAATTGCCAGCTGGATTGATTCAAAACAAATCATTTGGTTCTGGTATTGCATGTTTAAAATATAAAGCAGTAGAAAATATTGGTGCTGGATTTCCTTTAGTATCGGTACCTATTGGTCTAAGCGCCGATAATTATGGTTGGTCAAGTTTTGATAAAGCAGTTTTAGGTGATAATTTAAGTTTAACAAATAAATTTATTACAATTGAAGGCACATGGGTTACTAATCCAAATTTAGATACAACTAATCAACCAAATATTCAAATATATCAACCAACAATTAAAAATTGTAGAATTGGCGATTTTGTACCATTACAAATTAATAGTTTAGGTGGTACATATATGAGATCACCAATAATCGAAAGTGGAGATATTCGTAATTTCTTTAATCGATCTAATTTCAAATATGATCAAAAAGGCGGCGAATTGCGACAACGTTTTCAACCGGTTGTAACATCCGTTGCTTATAATGGTCCAGCAGGTGAATTCAGAATTGGTGTTACTTATGATAGTATTGCTAATCAAATTTTTTCACCTGGTCAAAATTATTTCATACATGGTGTTTTAGATGCTAACAATAACATGTTGAAAGAAATTTCTGCTGAATGTACAATTATATCAGCAACATATACGTTTGGTAATCAAGGGGCTATTAAAAGATTAGTTATTAGTGTACCAAGTTTAGTTCCAAGTTGGATTTCATTTACTACATTTTATGGTAATCCAAACAGTTTTAAATGGAATGATTTTGTAATGTACAATTTAGATACGACGCCGGCTCGCTCAATGATTCAAACGGCAACTTTAGAAAACATAACTAGTTTAGAGTGTTATTTGCACAGTAATACAAACTTATCAACAAATCTATTTATTAAAAATTTAGCAATACCAATAAATATTAGTAGATCAGTGTTTGAAAGAGTAAATTTAGAAGGAATTATTCAATTTAATGTTGGAAATAGTATTAATAATAAACTAGGTTGGGTTTCATTGATTAATTGTCCACAATACACTGATTTTGGTAGTAGTAATTCAATTTGGAATGCTGTTTATATTAAAAATGACACATTAAGACTTATTTATCAAGCTGATTTTAGAGATTGTTATATGATAGATGCAAGTATAACTAATAGTCAGATTGTTAATACTTATGTTGGTAATATAAGTGTTCAAGTGATGTTGTATAATTGTGATGTTATAGGTACTAGTTTTATTGCAGATAGTCCTAATATTTATTGGGAGTTATGTTCATTTAATCCTACATTAAGTTTTTATAACGCGCCAAATTTAGTGGTTGGTGGTTCATTTAAAGGCAGAAAGACTAGATTTGTTACTGGTACTGGATCATTTGATAGTAATGGACAGCTATTAGTAGGCACTAAAGTTTTTAATGTTAATAATAAAAAAGTTGGAACCCCTAGTATTAATCCACCGGTATCAACAGAAGCTGTTGTGCATGTAAATGTACCACCGGCTTATACATTTAGTTCTAAAATAATACCTGTATTTAGAACACAATTAAACCCATCTGGCAGTAGTGTTTTTTATACTATGTATGATTTAGGTGATAAAATACAAAGTGGGCCTTTTTGGCCAGGAAATAAGTCTAGAAATAGATTAATTTTTGGAGATTTATTATCTAATCCTACTCTAACTACAATACAAAACAATGTAGATACTAATACGACAAGTGGCATTTATGATAACAGCGGTGGTTTAGTAAATCCACCAATAATAACAGCAACGGCGTCCGGTCTTGATACAAATTTTATATACAATATCGACCCATCATATAAGAAAACTAAAACAGCAACTAATGTTGATGTTGTTGCTTCAGCATTTGAATTAGAACCAGTTGCTGCAATTCCAGCAGGTTATCCACAACGAACTGGACCGAATCCACATGTTAATATAGATATGTTAATTAATGATGGTATTAATCCATTTATTTTGCTTAATCCTTGGCAAACGCCGACAAGTTCTCCTTTCGCTATTAATATTGTACCTGTATTTGGTACTTGGAAAATACAATTTAAACATACAGCGTATCAAAATATCATCAGTAATCCAGCAACATTAATACCTCATAGTTTCTTTGAAGTTGAAGATATATTATATGAAGTACAATTAGCTGGAGGTAGTACATCTTTTAGTGGCTTGTATACAAGAGCTAATTGTATTTCATCGGGTCCTGGTGTTGATAGTTCTAATCAACCATACAGTGCATTTCCAAGTATAACACCTAATATTAGAGTAGATAAAACTGGAGCTGAAATCACATTTCCAACTTTTACAGGCCGTCGAACTATAATTACTGTTAATTTTTGGATTACTAGTTATATTTCAGGCAATTATACAAATTGTGGTATGAAAACAAAACAAACCTATGTTTGGGTTATGGAAACTTAATCTTCTATAACAGTGCCACTTTCTATAATTGCATTATTGTCTAAGTCTCCAGCTTGTATACCATTAAAATTAGGATCGTCTAAAACTTTATCTAAAAATGTGACATAATCTTTTTTAACTGGTTTATATCTAATTTTAATTTTAGATCGTTTACCAATTATTGTGCCATTTTCAATAAGATGTTGAAAGTCTTTGTCATCTTTAGCTTGAATTTTAATCCATGTATAGATCTTTTGTTGAATTTGAGGCACCTTTAAAAAGTATAAAATATCATCCTTTCTCCCTATTTGCATAAATAAGTGTAAATTAGCAGCTAAAAAATGCGGCCAAAAAATTGCAATATAATGACATATCGCATTATATACTATCTCCTGATAACTGTTTTTACGTGTATTTGCAATCCATAGAACAAAGCGAGTAAATGCATAAGGATCTTCACCGATTGCTAAAGTAAATATATTCAGTATCTTATCTTTATTGTGCTCATTCTTTAAATCTAATATAACTTTGCTAGTATTAAAATACCATTCTACAAATTGCAGGTTCCAATAGAGAGGATTATCTTGTGTCATTTTTAAGTAAATTATTTATTTCAGCATCCCAATCAGGTGCTTTTCTTTCTTCTTTTTTATATATTGGTTTAGATAAGTTTAACCACCTCTGATCAAATAAAGATGATGACCAATATTTTTCTAAATCTTTTTGTTCTAAACCTAATTTTTTGGCAATATCATTCATATCTTTAATTTCTTCATCAAACCATTTGCAATTTGTCCAATAATCACCGTCTGTTCTACTCCAATCTTCTTTTAGTTTTTGCCATAAGAACACAGGCCAACCACGCTTTAACATTGCTAAAGCGGCTTTTTGACCTGCATAATCTTTATCAAAGAAAAATCTTATTTTTAAGTCTGATTGTAATAAAAACTCCCAATCAGCATTAACACCAATTGCTGCAACCGAATTCTTAAACCAAATAGAATCTAAATAGCCTTCAAACAATGTAATAGGTAAGTCATAATTAATTGAAAAAATATTATAAATTTGTCCAACTTTATTGTATTGTACTTGTTCAATTGGGTCTAATTCTTCACCAACAATAGCTTCATACAACTCAGAAAACTGCCAAACCCTAAATCTGCGTTTATATCCTGATTCTAAATTTCTTTCTTGTATACTAATTATTTTATCACCAATTCTATTAATAAAAACTAAATAAGGCTCATGCCACTTACCATTGTGTTTAACACCTTCATAAATACCACTCATTTGTTTATCACTTAAACCTCGGCCTTTTAAGTATAAATAACTTTTACTTCCATAATTAATTGGCATAAATCCACCTAATGGACCTTTACCACTATTAAACCATGTTTGTACTTGGTCAGTTGTTAACAATTTATCAAAAGTGGATTGAAGTACTTCATCATCTTCTAGTTTGACTTGATTCAACCAAGCTTCAGTTTGATGATCAATCCATTTTACAATTTCTAAGCGTCTGATTGGATCAATTTGAATTCCGCTTTGTTTACACAGTCCAGTAAAAGTAGATCGGCAACCTTCATTGTAGCATTTATATCGTAGATTATTAAAAAAGAGATGACCGCGTTTTTCTTGCATATTTTTACCAGAATCTCCGCATATAGGACAAGCAAACACTAAACGATCATTTTTAACTCTAATCTTACGTTTATGTATGTTAGTATGAGTTCGATCTAGTACTAATTGTATTTGATCAACAATATATTGTAAATCAACTTCCATATCTTTTATATTCTTAAATTAATTTATTGTTTTTGAAACTTTTTACGAAATTATTGTTCTTTTATTTAAACTTATATGCTATTAAGATATATAACACAATATTAAAGGCATTATAAGGCATTTAAAAATTTTAAAAAGAACATTAAAGGCAATTTATGGAAATCAGGACAGAAATCACAATTGGCAAAAAGACGGCTCAAGAATCTTTTGGTCATACTACCCGTAGAGCTCAAGAACAAACAGAATGGGAAAAACGGTTTACACTCAAAACAGGTTTAAATTTTAATCTTTATTACGAAAAATTTTATCCAAAGTTAGTTTGGCACATGAAAGGTTTTAAAATTACTGATTTAGATGCTGAAGATTTGGCTAATCAGGCATTTATGAAAACTTTGGATAAAATTGAAACATACGATCCACAATGGGAATTTAGTACTTGGCTATTTAAAATAGCTACAAATATGGCTTTGCAATACAAAAAGAAGCAACAACGAGATGTTTATGTAACAATGGAAGAGCCAACAGAAGATGAATGGACACCATTACATTCTCATATTCAACATAAATTAATTGATGATTCAATAGATAATAGTGAATATGAAGCTCGTGTTGCGGCTAAATATAAAGCAGCTTTAAGAGAAATTATGAATTTGCCTGAAAAATACCGTCAGTGTATTGAGTTATGTGATATTCAAGGCAAATCTTACAATGAAATTATGGACTTAACTGGATATGCATTACATACAGTTAAAAATCGTATTTTTCATGGTCGTTCTATACTAGGTAAAGAGTTAAATCAAGCTCTTCAATGGATGAATAGAAATATTTAAAACCTGGTCTATAAATACAATATATAGACTATATGAAATCACCAATACTGACTAAAACACCAGATCGGCTACAAACACGTTTAGAAAAAGAACGTGAAGTTATTAGAAAGACAGCTGAAGCAGCTCGTAAGAAAGAAGCTGAACCAGATTTTTATCAAATTTATAGTGATCAATTAGTTAAGTTATCTAATCCAATTCAAATTTGGATTCGTAGTACAATATTTCAGGAAATAGGATTAGACGCTGTTGCTGAGTTGTATCGTCAAAAGAGCGCAGAACTTGGTTATAATCCATTATCTGTGAATGAGAAACAAGAATGGCATAGTGGTAAAATACATACATATAAATCAGTAAATGGTCATACTTGCATTGAAGCATTAGATGCTGAAACATCAAAAGCTTTGGACCAATTTTTTATTAATTTTGCATCAAAAGATAGATCAGTTACTGAATCGGTTGAAATCTTTCAATATAAGCCAGAAACTATTAATGGTATAATTAATTTAAACTTATATGCAGATGTTAATTATAGTGATTCTGAATTTGATGAAGTTGCTGTAATGTATTTAATTAATTCAGATCCTGTATTAAAGTTTTTATTCTATACACCAGAAGGAAGTATGGATATTCGAGAATTTTATAAACGTCATATTAAAGGTGATCAAGACCAATTAAAAGCTTTAAAACAATTTGAAAAACTTGCAGTAAAAGCACATTTGAGTGGTAATAAAACTAGTCCTGCTTGTCAAGCATTATTAGAAGCTTGTCCAAGTACCGGATTAGTTCAATTTAGCCGATTTGGTAAAAGTTTAGATAAAGACTTGGTAATGCTAACAGAAAGGTTTAATTCATTACCAATTGAACAAAAGATAGATATTCGTAACTCTTTATATGATTTAAATTGGAAAGATTTAGGTAAAGGTGTATATGGTTGTCAAACATCTGCTAACGAAGCATTAGAAATTGTAATAGAACGTTTAAGTAGAATGACTAGTTGGTCAAAAAGAGTTAATAGTTGGATTGTTGAATGCTTAACTGTTGCAATTCAATCAGGACTACCGATTAGTGAAAACTATGGAGAAGAAATGTCATCATTAGTTTATGTAGGTGCTGCTTGGTTAGCAATACAATCTTGTCAATGAAAATAAAAGTATTAGAGATCTTGGATTAATTTCAAATCAATATTTAACTGATTTAGAGTTAAAATAATTAAGTAAAATTCATATTAAACCGGATCAATAATATAATTTTATTAGGCGAAATTCTCAGCTAACTTTAATTCTACTATTGCATATTTATGACGATGACAATAATAATTAGATATTTCAAGCATTGGAAATTTTGAAATTATAAGCTCTCCGTTTTCTCTTGCCTTATCATAACAATCATCATCATTTTTTTCATCACTACCCATGTCATAACTTTCCTCTATAACTATTTCATTATCTTCTATAAAGGCGGTTTCTATCCAATCAAATTCTTCTTTTATATTTAAAAGAACTTCGCTTAACAACACATTGGCGTTATTGCTTTGTTTTTCCTTTGATACTTTTGTCATAATATTAAATTTAATGTTTCAATTTTTATTCTGTGACAACAACGCCAATCTGCAAACCGTTAGCGGAATTTTTTTTTACTCCCCACCCACGAATTGTTTACATTTTCTAAAATCCTTTATGCTATCAAATCGAAGCCTATTCAACTCATACCATTTGTCTTGATACTTGTGCCACCTTTTACAATTTTCACGGAGTGGGCAATTTTCCATACCCCTTTTAAAATTGTATCTCTGCCCATCGCACCGTAAAAAACTATCCGCTAACAGGGGTTTTGCGTCAGCAGAGGTTTTGTTTTTCAAATTATCTGTATTCATATTTTCAATTTTTAGTTTTTCAAATTAAGTTTAGTGCTATATGCAATGCTAATCCTCAACATAATGAACATCCAATGAAATCGTCATACGATAAGGGCCATAAGGTCGGCAATGATAACCAAGTGCTTTTAATCCATTCATATAATCAAGTGCCACTGGTTTTGTAACACAATCACCTTTTTTAAAATAGCATTCAAGTTTACCTTTCTTGCTTTCTTGTTCAATTAATTTAAGTGCCTCTGATATATCAAATGAATCAAGCATATTTTTTCTTGCATCTTCTACTCTCATGTTTACATTGATTGTTTTTAAATATATAGAATTTCGGTCATTTTCATCTTCATTGAATTAAAAACTATTATCACATATAAGAATTAGCTCTTTTTTAATTATTAATTATACTTTGTATTTAAAAGTATAAAATTCAATAAATTGGAAACATTTCAATATTTTTATTTGGTTCTAATGTCTGGTACAAATCAGCGACACAAACTTTTGGTAGTCGCTCGAGCTTGCAATTTGTATAGGTAAAAGACCAAGGATATTTAGGACTTCTGTAATAATATTTAAAATTACCACCTATGTATTTGCTAGATATAGGAAAAGCTGATTTTAATACTGCTTCTAATTGTTCAATTGTGCCATTATTTTCAACAGCAATTCTGCCCATACTAAGATCTATTATTTTATATTTATTCATATTTACCTAATATATTGGAAAACTATCATTATTGGTTATTTTTGCTTCATTACTCCAAAATCCATCACATTTGAAATCAATACATTGTTTGTATAATTCGTTAACCGAAATCGTTGGTAGCTTACAACTTGTTTACTAAGATAACCGAACCAAAATTGCGGAACAGTTGATTTTAATATAGCACAATATGATGCAAAAGCAAAGCATTCTCTAAAAAAAAAAATCAACAGAATGATTATCTTTAGGAAATGCAGTATTTAACACTTTTTTTAATTGTTCAACATTGCTATCATTTAAAACAGCTACTCTGCCTTCAGATAAATCTGCAATAGTCCATTTATTCATAAGACAATTATATAGATTAATATCTAAGTTTGGAAATTATTGAGCAATGTATGTAGAAACCAAATTTGAGTCATTTCTAATATGCCAAGCCAATCTATTATAACCGTCTAAAACAGTACCATCTACGATAACAGCTTCATTATCTAAGCCACTTGGATCTTGCCAATCATCATCATTTGTATCTAAATTAAAGTATCGATCTTCACCACTTAAATAATATTCTTTAAAATCAGGATCACTATCAAGTAAATCTTTAGGATCTATTTGTTTAATTTTAAATTTTCGACTAATTATATCTTTTTTGAAACCATAAGGAATGTTTTCTTTGTTTGGAGTGACATCAACAATCCATTGCCAAACATGTTTACCACTCCATATCTTATCTTGATTTAAGCTTTCAAATTGACTTGGTAGTAGATTTATATCATGTTGTTTTGCTCCTTGAAGTAGAGCCCATATTAGTAAAGAGCCACCTGGTAAGATAAATAGAGATGATAATCCAGTTAATTTTAATGTGTCTGTAACTAAAGTTTTGATTTGATCTAGTTCTTCTTTAGAACATTGTTGGCTATGCATAAATTTAGATAAAATTTTAGCAGCTTTGTTGTTTTGTTGTAATTGATTCTTAAATTTAAGAAAGAAATCATTATTAAAAGAAGTCTGCTTTAACCATTGTAAAATATTATTTTTCATTAGCATAGATAGGTTATATATTCACTATTCTATTTTAAAACATAGTAACTTTTTTAGAATATATAAACTATGTCATTAACTCCAAATTACGCTAAGCTAAAAAAGAACGGTACAACCTTATATGTCCTACCAGGTGTTGCTGAAGATAAAGCCTTTGAAAATCAGAATGAAAATTATAAAATGTCAATCAGCCATTTTGCCTTGGTTAATTTTCCAAGACAAGAAGTTGGTAAGATATTAGATCCAGAAAGTAGTTTTAATCAAAATGGTTCTTCAATACAACCAGCGACGTTTAAAGATCAATTGGTTGAAAGTTTACGTAATTATGTGGCTAATCATGAAGTAGTAATACGTAATAGTAAAATTTCAAGTAATACATTTTATTATGATACATTTCAACCAGCAACAATTGCTGAAAAAGCATTCTGGAAATGGTGTAGAAAATTAGGAGTGATTGATTGGGAGCCTGCAGATCCTGTATTAGAATGGTTTGGAACTGATCCAAAATACAACGACCGTGGCCCAACTGGAAATACAGATCATTTTCGCGAATATTTTTGGAAAGAACGCGATACAAATACAATTTATGATGCAAATAATGTCGCATTAGGTACACCTGGAATTACAATTCCAGTGCTTGGTCCACCTCCATTAAATTATCAATATGCGACCATTACTTTAACAGGTAGTACTAGTTTTAAACCTGGCGATTTTATTAGTTTAACAAGTCCTGTTTCTACAACATTAGGTAATTTAACATTTCCAGCAACTGTTCCAATAACTGTAAAAACAGTTCAATTAGAGATAGCTGCTGTAGCAACTAATATATCGCTAAATGATCAAGTTATTGTCTTAATTAATCAATCTGCTACTTTAGCTGATTTTGGTAGTATTCCTCAAATTGAAATAGTATCGGCGTATCATAGATTTGTACAATTAGTTGGTGAAATTAGTGCAGTTAATAATGTACAATTGCCGGACCGAGCATACACAGAAACAGTTGCACATATTAGTTATCAACATGGTCAAAGTCCATATATACTATGGAGAACAGCAGCTGATAATAATTATAAACCAGGCTCAGTTTGGCCAATTTTACCAAGCGAAATACAAGCTGAAATACAAGGTGGAGAAAATGCAAATAATCCAATTCTAACTAATCCAGGAGCTTATCCAGGCGATATATGGGGTCATTTTGATACTCCGGCATTTACATATACATCTAGTAATGGAGATCAATTCAGACGCAGTGGTGCTTATTATGGTAATTATGCAGCTAATAATGTTAATCCAACCTTAAAATATCCAGATTGGGATGCTAAAGATATAGATGGCATGACAATGAATTTGGACATCTTAGACTATGCTAAAGCTGTTAGTTATCAATTTCCAATTGAAAGTTTCTTAGAGTTTTGTAGCACCGCATTTGATAATGTTGCACCTAAAGATGCAGAATATAACGCAATTTTATGGTATTATACAATAGAAGATGTTAGTGGTAATCAAACTCGTTCAGCTACTAACCTATACGGTATTGAATTTTTAGATAATCCAGATAATGATTTTGCACCTGCTAAAACATTAATTACTCCTATAAAACAACTAGTAAGCA